CAATGGCAGAAAAATCTCCAGACATGCTAGACAAGCAACCATTTAACGTGTATACTAATGGTATACACAAATAACAAGGAGAATAATATGGCAAAAAAATTAAACAAACTATCAAAAGTAAATGAATCATTTACAATCAATCGTTACGATAACGGCTTTATGATTGAAGTCGGGGGAAGAGACAAAGAAAATGATTGGAAGAACTGCAAAGTTATGTGTGCTACTGAAGCAGAACTCTTTGAAGTAATCAAAGAAGCACTCAGTATGGAAGTGGATAATTAAAATGGCAAAACCTTTTGATTTCAGTAAGTTCCGCAAGGACATTACAAAAAGTATTGAAGGTCTATCAATAGGATTTAACGATCCCACTGATTGGATCTCGACAGGAAATTATGCTCTCAATTATCTCATTAGTGGCGATTTTAATAAAGGCGTTCCTCTTGGTAAAGTTACTGTCTTTGCCGGAGAGTCAGGAGCAGGCAAATCGTTCATCTGCTCAGGAAACCTCGTTAGACACGCACAAGAACAAGGAATCTTTGTAGTATTGATAGATTCAGAAAACGCACTGGACGAAGCGTGGCTACATGCGCTAGGTGTATCTACAGACGAAAGCAAATTGTTAAAACTTAACATGGCTATGATTGACGATGTGGGTAAAACTATTTCAACTTTCGTTAAAGACTATAAAACTTTACCAGAAGATCAACGCCCTAAAGTCTTGTTCATCATTGACAGTCTTGGTATGTTGTTGACTCCGACTGACGTTAATCAGTTTGAAGCAGGTGATATGAAAGGTGATATGGGTCGTAAGCCTAAAGCACTAACAGCACTTGTTCGTAACTGTGTTAATATGTTCGGTTCATTGAACATTGGTTTAGTTGCTACTAATCACACATATGCTTCACAAGATATGTTTGATCCAGATGATAAAATCTCAGGTGGTCAAGGTTTCGTTTACGCATCAAGTATCGTTGTTGCTATGAAGAAATTGAAACTTAAAGAAGATGAAGATGGTAATAAGATTAGTGATGTGCGAGGTATTCGTGCGGCATGTAAGATTATGAAAACTCGTTATGCGAAACCATTTGAATCAGTACAAGTTAAGATTCCTTATGAAACAGGTATGAGTCCTTACTCAGGTCTATTAGATATGATTGAGAAGGCTGAACTTGTTAAGAAAGAAGGTAACTCACTAGTCTATACAACACTTGATGGTGAAATCATTAAGAAGTTTCGCAAAGCCTGGGAAGCTAACACTGATGGTTGCTTAGACAAGGTAATGAGTGAGTATTCACAAAAGTCAACAACAAAGATAAGTACTGTAACATCGGAGGAGGATGATACAGTATGAGTTTAGATTTTGTTGCAGAAGTATGGGACGCATTGCGTTCTCATATTGATTTCAATGACCGCACTGATGCGGCCGATTCACTAGTCAATCTACTGATTGATAATAATTACGAAGCTGAAGATATCAAAGATGCCTTTAAAGGGGATAAAGAAATGCTAACTGCTCTTAAAGAGAATTTAGCACATCAAGATACTGAGGAATCGTATGAAGATTATGATGAAGATGACGCAGACGAAGAATGGGATTAAATGAATTGGTATACACGCATCACCCAAAATCTTGGTGTGATACCCGATTTCATAACTCACTATGAAGCTGAATTAATTTCGGCTAAACAAGAAGTCAAGATATACGGCAATGTTGAAAAGAACATTGCCGCTATCCCTGGCGTAACTGAGCATCGTTTCAATCAACTACAAGAGATTGAAGCGGTGCTTAACTATCTCAATATTCAATTACGGAAAATTCGCCGAAAACATTTTCAAAAATATTTAGAAGCGTATAATAGAGCATTGACAAGCCGTGATGCTGAAAAGTATGCAGAAGGTGAAGATGAAGTAATTGATATGGAAGTATTGATTAACGAAGTAGCACTATTACGCAATAGATGGCTTGGCATAATGAAGGGTCTCGAAGCTAAACAATGGCAGATGGGACATATCGTGCGACTACGCACATCTGGAATGGAAGATATTACAATTGGCTAATACATACAATATTTACGGCAACAGTGGCATTTCTGCACAAGCCGGACAAAACATTAACACAATCTCGTTAAGTAGTCTAAATCTAAATGGACATAATCCAACTGTTAACTTTGGTAATTTAGAATTTGAATTTAATGACAATGTAAAAAAATACGAAGTCTATGAAATCAGTAAAGACCTTCTTGCACTAAGTGTTTGTTGGGCACGATATCGTAAGACTAGAGACACATCGCTACACCTGCTTCAACCCACTATCACTAAGTTATTAGATAGTGAATTGTTTAGGCTTGTGACCGAAGAGGATATCGCACAAGCTAATGTTATCCGTGATTACTATAGTAAGAAAATCATGGTACTGAAACTTAAGAATGAAGGCTTTACTGCTTTCCGTGAGGACTTGAACACATTCATTCATAGTGAAGGTAAGACATTTAAAGAAAGTATGCTACCATTGGCATATCGTCTTCCTGAGTTTTATGAGTATGATGTTGAATTTGAAAAAATGGCATTTGATTACAACAGAGAAGTCAAACGAAATGATGATCCTCATGCGGTAATTGTAAAACAATTAAAGTTTATTAAAAAACTGTCAGTAAATACTAAGCGCCAAAAACGTAAAGAGTATTGGTTCAGTGATAGACATAATAATCTTGTTCTCCTTAGTGTAGAATCTAGTAATCCTTTATTGTCGTTGATGGATATTACTGTCAATAAAAACGACATTACAATTACTGGTAATATTAGAAAAAACAAACGTGATGGTCTAGAGTATTTAAAAGTTAACAACAAGTTTACATTCGTCTAAATATAAATTAATAATTAAGGAAAAAATGAAAATATTATTGACAGGTAGTTCTGGATTTATCGGAACACATATTACTCCATTGTTAAATGGCAAACACGAACTATATCATTTGACAAGTGATTTATTAAATTACAAAGCGGTGCAAGACGAAGTAACATCTATATCACCTGATATTATTGTACATTTGGCAGCACGAACTGAAGTTGAACAAAGTTTTTACGAACAAGTTACTTTTAGTGAGATTAATTATGTTGGCACAGTTAATCTAATTGAATCAGCCGCTACGGTAAAAAATCTTAAGAATTTTGTATTTGCTAGTACTATGGAAGTATATGGTTGGCAATCTATTAGTGATATTATTAAATCTGGAAATACGCCAAAAACATTTATTGCGTTTGATGAAAATACTCAACCTAATCCCAATGCACCTTATGCCGTAGCAAAATATGCTTGTGAGAAATATTTAGAATACGCACACCGTTGTTATAACTTACCATTTACTGCTATTAGACAAACAAATGCATACGGCCGTGTAGATAATGACTTCTTTGTTACTGAACAAATTATCACGCAGATGATTAAGAATCCTAATGAAATTAATCTAGGTTACGGTGAACCATATCGTAATTTTATATTCATTGACGATTTACTAAAAGCATGGATCACAGTAATTGAAAATCCTGATATTGTTCAAGGTAAGATTTTTACAATAGGTCCTGATAGTCCTATTAAAATTAAAGATTATGTCAATAAAATTGCTAAAAAATTAAATTGGAATGGCAAAGTAAATTGGAATACTAAACCACATCGTCCGGGCGAAATATACTGGTTAAATAGCAATCATAATTTGATTACATCGGTCACTGGGTGGAAGCCTGTTGTTAGTTTAGATGATGGACTAGATAAAACAATTGAAATATGGAAAAAGAATTTATCTAATTAATATATAATGGTATTCTATCTCTAAATATATGCCAAAAATTAGTACGCATGTTATTAGGATAAAATTCTGTTATAAGTTTATGATTATGATTTGTTATAATCATAGATTTATAAAAAAACTTCTTTTTTTCTTGGTCACTCCAATTGTTTATAGACTTACATAATTCAATTATTTTTAACAACCGTTCATTTGGATCTTCAATATTATCATAACTCTCGTCCCAAAACTCACTAAATGTTTTATAACCAAATTCTCTTAATTTTTCTAATGTTTTATATGGCCCTACTAAAATAAAAGGATGACGATGAACCATA